GCACATCCTCCAAAAGCATATTGCGTTGAGAAAAGCCAACAAGTGAGCGCCTGGCTGATTATCGTTACAGGTCTGATCTATGGCTACATAGCTGTAGAGCAAGGACTAAAGGGTAACGTGCCTATGGCGGTGGTATATAGCGGGTATGCGTTTAGTAATGTAGGGCTTTATATTCTGGCCACAAAGTAACAATTTGTATCATAAAGCAATCATTAACCGACTTTATGTATCAAATATGAATCATTAAAGCTCTAGCGGATCAAAGCCCAGTTCATCCGCTACCAGTTTGGCTCGATGCCGAAAGGTTTTATCATGCTTTTGCCATGCTGCGGTTGAGGTGTTCCACCGACTAGCGTGGATCATTTCATGCGCCATTGTCCGAATAACTGTATCTAAGAACCCACAGCGAGCTGCTGAGATGGTAATAACGTGTTCATGCTTGCCCCCATCATCATAAAGATAGGTTCCCATCGTATCGGGATCGTGGTCAACGATGAACTTGATCTGCTCTGGGAGAGGCATATCCCACTTATCAAAAGGCTTACACACCACAAGCATGGTGTACATATTCTTGAGAATCGTGGATGTCAGCTGGATCATACCTTGATGAGCTTGCCTCGGAAGTAGATTAGACCCTCATCCTCATTGATAACCTCTGCCAGCTCTGGTGGCATGAGTTTGCCGTTGATAAAGGTCAAGACTGCAAATCCAGCCCTCCAGTTGACAGGATTATTTTCTGTGTACGCAAACTGGTTGTCCTTAATACAGGCCATCGTTCCAGTATCTACCCCATATCGGGTGCCGGTGTAGTCTGTCCAAGGGGTTACCTTGAGAGAATGCAGATGCCCAGAGACAAAGCTGGTGCCTGATTTCATCGTATTGTTATAAACCGCATGGATGCCGTTATGCCAACGATGTTTAATCATGCAAGTCTGGTTGACCATGATAGACCAGTACCACTTCCAATGCGGGGTGTGGTCAGCAATATCAAAACCCTTGATGCCCTCGTACATTGGGAGTACGTTACTAAGTTTGCCTGAGAATCTCAAATCGTGGTTCCCGATCGAAATCATCAACTTGCACCCAGCCGGTCTTACCCTTTCAATATCCCCTAATCGTTCTTGGATCTCATCTAACTCCTCTTTGACTGTGGGGCCTTTCTGCCAGCCAATGCGGTGATGCTGTGAAATACTAGCGAAGTCTGCTATATCCCCATTGAGAATGACAATCTTTGGTTTCAGATACTTTACAAATTCGACAAAGCCTCGGTGAGCTGTTGTAACGTATTCTGGGTTGTAGTGGCAATCTGAGCCAACTAGGATTGTGCCATTATCGATGGTGACGTTAGCTTGCATCTGCTCGTCTGGAATGTAAATCTTAGGCTGTCCAGAGGGAGATAGAGCATCCAAGACAATGTCATATTTGTTCTCTATCGTTCTGCGCCTTTTCATTACATTGCGGGCGCTAAGACCAATAACTTGGGCAACCTTTTCTGGGGATTGCAGTCTCTTCCAAACGGAAATAAACTCTTCATCGGTACACACTTTTTTAACCATGACATACCTTATAATGTTAAAGTTAGCTAATATTAACTGAAAAGCGTTAAAAATCAATGGCTAAAACAAAAGAAATGTCAAGCAAACAAATACCATCAACTGGTATTAGCCTTGATTTCTCCAAATCCCCAGAGGTTTATAAGTTCTTAACGAGTAATGCATTCGTGCGTGGGATGATGGGGCCAGTAGGATCGGGCAAGTCATATGCTTGCGCTGCCGAGGTGTTTATCAGAGCCATTCAGCAAAAGCCCTCCCCTATCGATGGTGTCCGATATACCCGTTTTGTCATTGTACGCAATAGCTACCCCGAACTCAAGACAACGACCATAAAGACTTGGCAAGACCTTTTCCCAGAGAATACCTTTGGGCCAATGCTCTATACCCCACCGATTACCCACCACATCCGACTACCGGCTAAAGATGATGCAGCTGGTATTGATTGCGAGGTAATCTTCCTAGCTCTTGACCAGCCAAAGGACGTGCGAAAGCTATTATCCTTAGAGCTAACAGGGGCATGGGTTAATGAGGCACGAGAGTTACCCAAGGCTGTAATCGATGGCCTTACACACCGAGTAGGTAGATACCCTACTAAGCGAGATGGTGGTGCCAGCTGGCATGGGATTTGGATGGATACCAACCCCATGGATGATGACCATTGGTGGTTTAGGATGGCAGAGAAAGAAAAGATGACAGGCCCATACGCTTGGAAGTTCTTTAAACAGCCAGGCGGGATTATCGAGGTTGCAAAAGATGACCTCCCAGAAAACCCAGAGGCTAATGACTGCATCTTCTCGGCTGGCAAGTGGTGGCAACTTAATAACAAGGCTGAGAACGTAGCCAACCTACCACCAGGCTACTACCAGCAGATGCTACTAGGTAAGAACATTGATTGGATCAGGTGCTACGCTGAGGGCAAATATACCTACGTCCAAGAGGGCAAGTCGGTTTGGCCAGAATATGACGATAACATCATGTCTGGAGAGACTATTTTAGACAACTCTGTGCCGATTCAGATCGGTCTTGACTTTGGTTTAACACCCGCTGCGGTGATTGGGCAGAGGTTGCCTAGCGGTAGGTGGCAAGTCATTGAGGAGATAGTTACCTTTGATATGGGCTTGGAGCGCTTTGGCCACCAACTCATTGCTGAAATCAACGCAAAGTACCCAGGTATGCAAGTGTTGGTATGGGGCGATCCCGCTGGTATGGCGAGGGATGCCATCTATGAGGTCACAGCTTTTGACTTCCTCAGAACTTTAGGTCTCAAGGCACAGCCGACACCCTCGAATGATTTTAAGGTTCGTAGAGAATCAGCTGCCGCACCCATGCAACGCTTAATAAACGGCAAGCCGGGACTCATGGTTGACAGCAAATGCAAGCTACTACGCAAATCCTTGGCTGGTGGGTACCACTTCAAGCGGGTATCGGTAGGATCTGGTCAGGAGCGGTTTAGGGATACCCCAAACAAAAACGAACATTCCCACGTTGGTGATGCCTTTGGATATCTCTTGTTAGGTGGTGGTGAATACAAGCGCATGACTCGTCCGGGGGATGGAGCATCAAAGACTTTTGTAGCCCAAACTGTAGCCAATAGCGATTTCGATATCTTTGCCAGATGAAAATAACTATACCTTATGAGGTATTGAATGAGCAGATGCATCCCAAGAGAGGGGTTTTCTATCTGCCATTCGTTATCGACCACTTTGACCAGCTCGATACCACACAGCCAGAGTTGTTAGCGGTAGCTAGGGGATATGACCTCAGATCCATGATATCTAGCCAAGCTATGCTCGGTGCTGCGGTAACTGCTTTCTACAGAAACAAACCGATAGCGATATTTGGAGTTGTCCTATTCTGGGGTGGAGTTGGCGAGATGTGGAGCATCTTTGACAATCAAGCGAGAGAACACCCAGCATCCATGCTTAGATGTGGCAGATCCTTTGTAGATATCGCAACCCGATATCTCAACTTGCATAGATTGCAAATAACTGTTAGAACTGACGATATTCGGGCAATACGTTATGCAAAAGCATTATTGTTTGAGACCGAAACAGTTTTAAAGATGTATGGCCCTGATAAGGTGGATTACTTACTAATGACGAGGTATTAAATGGGTGGACTATTTGGTGGATCTCCAGATACCAGCGGTGCTGAACGAGCAGCTGCTGAGACTAAAGCAGAGAACGAAAAGATTAGGGCGCAAGCTGAAGAAGAAAAGCGCCAACTAGCCGAGCAGAATGCAGCTCGTGCTAGAGCTAGAGTTCGTGGTGGCAGCCGTATGTTGCTATCCGATACACGTTTAACACCAGAGACAGGCATCCAAACGCTTGGCTCTAACGAAATGAAAGTGAGCTAATCATGGGTGGAGTATTCGGAGGTGGTGGTGGCGGTGGCGGTAGTCCAAAAGCCCCAGAGCCAAAACCAGAACCAGTAGTTCAAAAACCAACACAAACACAAGAAGAGGCTGGCGCTCGTATGCGTGGAGCAAAGCGCAGAGGCCGTCAACTCCTGTCTGATGCACGTTTAAATCCAGAGATGGGTATGCAAGAGACTTTAGGTGGAGGTAATAGCCTTGGATAATAAAGCAAAGATGCAAAAGAAAGTAGCCAAAGTCATGCGTGAATACAAGGCTGGCGGTCTACATTCCGGTAAAGGTGGCCCAGTTGTTAAATCTCAAAAGCAAGCCGTTGCAATTGCAATGAGCGAGGCTGGAATGGCTAAGAAAAAATGAAAGAAGTCTGGGATAAAGAACGGCCTAAAGATTTAGGCAAGCCACAGAAACTGTCTCCAATGCAAAAGGCTGCTGCTAAAGCAATGGCCAAGAAAGCTGGTAGACCTTACCCTAACTTAGTTGACAACATGAGGGCTGCTAAGAAATGAAAGTAGAACTATCGTTTGAATTTGGCGAAGACCACAAAGGCATGGGCGAGGAAGAGAAGAAGCCCATGGAGTTGACACCATTCCAAAAGAAGGTGGCTAAGATGCTGGCTCAAAAGGCTGGCCGTTCTAAGCCAAACGAAGAAGATATGTATAAAGCATCCGAACTAGAGGATGAAGAAGATTAATGGCTATTACTGTCCAGCGGGAATCTGATAATACAAAATCAATATTTGTTACACCAACATTTATTGATAAAGACGGCAATCAACTTGTTGCCGGATCAGAAAAGCCATTTGTTACTGCTGATGTTAATCACACCAGATTGCATGAGGGTAGAGCATTTTATGTTTATAAATTAAACCCACACGCAAGCCCATTAGCAGCTGGATCAAGCATTAATTTAGCGATTGCTTGGGCAACTGGAAAGACACCACACTTAGTGTTTGATTGTAACTGCGGAGGCGATGCAGAATTTTATATTTATGAAAATGCAGTTGTTACTGGTGGCACACCTTTTACTGCAATTAATAGATATAGACCATCAGCCAACGTCAGTCAAAGTGCAACATTAATTAATCCAACAGTTACTAGCGTTGGAACAGAATTACACGCAGAAATGATTACTGGAGGCACAGGGAAAAAATCTGGTGGTGCCGCAGCGTTTTCTTTTCAGCACGTTCTAAGTCCACTAACAACATATTTGTTTAGGCTTACCAACGTCAACTCAACAAGCCATATGGCATTTTTGCAGATTGAGTGGTACGAATGACACTTAAAAAACATCAGAATCCAAGCGGTGGTCTAAACGAGGCTGGCCGTAAATACTTTGAGCGCAAAGAAGGTGGCAACCTACAGGCTCCAGTTAAGGCTGGAACAAATCCACGCAGAGTATCGTTTGCTGCTCGGTTTGGTGGTATGGCTGGGCCACTAGTGGATGAGAAAGGTAGACCAACCCGATTAAAGAAAGCATTGCAAGCGTGGGGCTTTGGTAGCAAAGAGGCAGCTCGCAACTTTGCAAATAGACACAAAAAGGATTGATATGGCAGAAACTGTTGAACTTTCACCAGCCGAAGAAAAATCATTTCTGTCTTGGATCAAAGGCACAGAGTGGTACAAAGAATATGTTAATGAATACGATGAGGCCCCTGATTTAGACACAAGCGATTACGATTATCGAGCAGCATGGAAAGCTGGCATTAGACCAGAAAGAGATCCATACGATAAAAATAAGTTTCATTGGCCATCATCTGATGAGTCTGGAAAAATGCTTAAATCAGAAAGCCATCCAACAGCTTGGAAAGAATACTTCATGAAAGCTACTGGGAGAAACCCAGATGAAGTTGGTATAACAAAAGAAGATTATGAAAGATTAGAAAAGGCTGGCCGATTAAAAGGCAGAACAATGTTAATGGATTCGGAGATTGAATAATGGCTGAAATGATGAGACTAAAACCAGAGGACATCCTCAAGCGCCACGATATAGCGTTGCGTAAGAAAGAAGACTTTAGAGACCTATACGATGAGGCATATGAGTTTGCTCTGCCACAACGTAACCTCTATGACGGCTACTATGATGGCAAGGTTGGTGGTGCTAAGAAAATGAACCGAGTGTTTGATGCTACCGCAATCAACTCAACTCAGCGCTTTGCTAATCGTCTACAGTCAGGCATTTTCCCGCCACAACGTAAGTGGTGCAGATTGGAAACTGGCCCAGACATTCCAGAAGACCGCAAGTCTGAGGCATCCGCAGCGCTTGATATCTATGCAGATAAGATGTTTGCAACGCTCAAGCAGTCTAACTTTGACATTGCGATGGGCGAGTTCTTACTTGACCTAGCAGTTGGTACAGCAGTAATGATGGTTCAGCCTGGAGATGACACATCTCCAATTAACTTCATTCCTGTGCCACAGTTCTTGGTTGCCTTTGAAGAGGGTGCCAATGGTCAGGTAGACAATGTATACAGACGGATGCGTATCAAGGGTGAGGCAATTATTCAGCAATGGAGAGATGCCAATATTCCTACAGACCTACAGCAAAAAATTGACCAAAAGCCAACAGAAGACTTTGAGTTGATTGAGGCTACAGTATTTGATCCAAAACGTGGAGACTTTTGCTATCACGTTATCCACAAAGAATCTAAGCAAGAGTTGGTCTATCGCAGATTAAAATCTAGTCCTTGGGTTGTCAGTCGCTATATGAAGGTGGCTGGTGAGATTTATGGCAGAGGCCCATTAATCACCGCATTGCCAGACATTAAGACATTAAACAAAACCCTAGAGTTAGTATTAAAAAACGCATCTCTTGCTATATCCGGTGTGTATACCGCAGCTGATGATGGAGTTCTAAACCCAGCAACAGTCAAGATTGTGCCGGGCGCAATTATTCCTGTGGCTCGTAATGGTGGCCCACAAGGTGAGTCACTCAAGCCATTGCCAAGAGCCGGTGACTTTAACGTAGCTCAAATTATCATGGGTGATTTGCGTGGAAACATTAAGCGCATACTGCTAGACGAGAGTTTGCCTCCCGATAATATGTCTGCTCGCTCCGCAACAGAAGTCGTAGAGCGCATGAAAGAGTTGAGTCAGAACCTTGGATCTGCGTTTGGGCGATTGATTAACGAAACCATGATTCCTCTTGTTGCAAAAATACTGCAAGTGATGGATGACAGAGGCATTATCGATATGCCTTTGCGTGTCAATGGACTAGAAGTTAAGGTGGCACCAGTTGCCCCATTAGCGATGGCTCAGAACATGGAAGACGTAACAAGCGTTATGCAATTCGTACAGATGGCTCAAGGCTTTGGGCCAGAGGGTCAAGCCACACCGAAGATGGGCGAGATTACAGATTACATTGCAGACAAGTTGGGCATCCCATCAAGACTACGCAATGACTCCGCAGAGCGCCAATACAATCTCCAGCAAATCGCACAGCAAGCCTCTCAGGTTGCAGAACAGAACCCAGAGGCTGTGCCAGAGATGCTAAAGATGGCTGGGGCTAAAGTATGAACGTAGACGGATGGGCTGGGTTAGAAAGCGTAGTAACCGATATCCGAGACGTTGACCAATCTGTAGAAGACCTCAACAAACTATGCCTTAGAGTTCTTAGCTCTGAGGATGGCGAAAAACTAATGAAGTGGTTAAGAGCCACTTTGTTAGAGCAACCAGTTGCCTTGCCTGGTGCTGATCCCAGCTATGCGTTCTATCGAGAAGGACAGAACTCTGTAGTGCGGGATTTGGAAGCAAGGATTAATAAAGCGAGGAAAATGTAAAAAATGGAAAATACCGAAGCAGTCCAGCCCACAGAAGAAGGTGGCCTACTGGACTCAGTTACAACTGAGGACAGCCAAGGTACCGAGCAACAAAATCCACAAGCAACACAGATATCTCATTTAGCAGAGCAAGAAGACGATACTCCGCTAGACAGACCTGATTGGTGGCCTGAGAACTTTTGGAAGAAAGACGATGCAGCTCCTGATTTAGAGGGAATTGCTAAGTCTTGGATGGATCTCAGAAAACAGATATCGCAAGGCAAGCACAAGGCACCAGCAGATGGTAAGTACGATACATCAGCATTTGGTGCTATCCCAGAAAATGATCCAGTTCGTAGTCACGTTATGAGCTGGGCGCAAGAGAATGGGATATCGCAACTCGCTTTAGATAGTTTGGTTGGCAAAGTAGTTGGTATGGGAGCAGAGAAAGTAGAGTCTGTTACCAGATCACTTGCAGAAGAAAAAGCAGCTCTTGGCCCTAACGCAGATGTCATTATTAAAGGAATGACAGATTGGGCTAGAGGTTTGGTCAATAAGGGTGTATGGGGTAAAGATGACTTTGAAGAGTTTAAGTATATGGGCGGTACTGCCAAAGGCTTAAAGGCTTTGATGAAACTGCGTGAGACCTATGAGGGATCTCGTATCCCAACAGAGTCTGTACCCATTGAAGGTGCGCCCTCTAAAGACGAACTGTACCAAATGGTTGGAGATCCTAAGTACAAGACGGATCCAGCATATCGAGCCAAAGTTGAGCGAATGTTTGCTCAGAATTTCGGCTAAAATAAGGAATCTCCTCACGAGAGTGACCCTCCCTCCGGTGCAGTTTGCCGGAGGTTTTTTTATCCACATTTAGTAAAAATTAAAAATATGCAACTAGATGTTGTATTTTTTCTACATCTCTGCTAGAAACTCATTAAGGCATACCATTTAGTTGGCCCTTGATGCAGACGAATCTGACGATTGGCTACCGCAAGTAGCAAGCGTAGGCCCTGGCAACAGGCACACCAAAGCAAAAACCCATTTATTTTTTTACCTATTTAGGAGAAACACATGAGCATTTCATTATCTAATGCCTTTGTTACCCTCTTTGATGCTGAGGTAAAACAGGCTTTCCAGGGCAAGGCAATGCTGGTTGGTGCTGTTCGTCAGCGTAGAGGAGTTGAAGGCTCTACTGTTAAGTTTCCAAAGGTTGGCAAAGGTGTGGCAACCCCACGCATTACTCAATCTGACGTAACTCCATTAAACGTAGCATTTTCAAATGTAACTTGTACTTTGCAAGATTGGAACGCTGCTGAATATAGCGATATCTTTGCACAAGCTAAAGTTAACTTTGACGAGCGCCAAGAGTTGGTTCAAGTATTGTCTAACGCTATTGGCCGTAGACAAGACCAGTTGATTCTTGATGCACTTTCAACATCTAGCACCAGCTTGACTGTTTCTAACGATATCGGTGGTGCCGATACCAATATGAACGTAGCCAAGTTGCGTGAAGCTAAGAAGTTGTTGGATAAAAACAACGTACCTCCAGAGGGCCGTCATATTATCCTCCACGCAAATGGTTTGGCATCGTTGTTGTCTGAGACAGCAGTAACCAGCTCTGACTTCAATACTGTTAAAGCACTTGTTGCTGGTGAAATCAATACGTTCTTAGGCTTTACTTTCCATATCCTTGGTGACCGCTCTGAGGGTGGCCTAGCAGTTGATGGTTCTTTAGACCGCACTTGCTTTGCTTTCCACAAAGATGCCATCGGCTATGCAGAAGGTATCGCCCCACGCACCGAAATTAATTACATCCCTGAGAAGACCTCGTTCCTCGTGAACAGCATTTTCTCTGCTGGTGCAATTACTATCGATGCTGAAGGTATTGTCCAAATCACCGCTCGTGAATCTTAATCTAAGGAGAGACTGATATGGCATATTCTGCAACTGGGTTTGTAACCTACGGAGCCTCTAAAGCTGGTAATGCACCATCTTTGTATGGCTACTCAACAACTGATGCTATTGCTGACGTTAACACAGAGGGCTATTTCAATGCCCTAGCTAGTGTGTTAAAAGTTGGCGATTTGATTTACTGTGTAACCTCTACTGGCTCAACCGCTGTTGCTACTTTGGCAGTTGTTCGTTCCAATACTGGTACTGTAGTAGACATCGATAATGGTACTACTTTGGCAGCTACAGATAGCGACTAATAGTATCTAGTAACAAGGTGGGCTATTGCTGGCAAAACTAGCGATAGCCCATTCTTACATTGGAGATTTAGATGGCAGCTGGCGATACCGCATTATCAATATGTTCTGATGCTTGCGTGATGTTAGGCGCAAAGCCTATCTCCTCATTTAACGAGGGAACTGATGAGGCATCAATTGCTGACCGCTTGTATGCGGATATTCGCAATCAAGCCCTAATGCTATACCCTTGGTCATTTAGCTTTAAAAAGACCTCTATCGCTCGATTGGTGACAACTCCTACCAACGAGTACCGCTACGAATATCAACTGCCTGGAGACCGATTAGGCTCACCCAGAGCGGTATATGACACAAACGCTACTGGCATCCCGCCACGCAAAGAATACAGAATCATGGGCAGCAAGCTATTGACTGACTATGAGTCGGTTTACATTGACTACCAATACGCTGTGCCTGAGTACGATATGCCCAGCTATTTTGTGCAATTGCTCAAGTACATGATGACTTGGCACCTTGCGTTACCGATTACAGACCAAACAGAAAAGAGCCAGTATTGGCAATCTGTTGCTGTTGGGTCACCAAGCGAGAATGGCAGAGGCGGTTATTTAAGACAGGCTATGAATATTGATGGCCTTAACCAACCAACCAACGCTATTAACGATTTCTCACTTATTGCTGTGAGGTATTAATGGCTCGCTTTGTCTCCATTCAGACAAACTTTTCTACAGGCGAGTTAGACCCATTGCTTAGAGCAAGGGTTGATTTAACTGCCTATCAGAACGCATTAGAAGAGGCTACCAACGTGGTGTGTCAGCCACAGGGTGGCATTAGACGTAGACCCGGCACCAAGTACATTTCATCCTTGCCAAACACTAGCACAGAGTCTGCTGGCAACGGAACCCGCTTAGTAGAGTTTGAGTTCTCTACATCGGATTCCTATATGCTTTGCTTTACGCATAATCGGATGCACGTCTTTAAGAATAAGACTTTAATTACAGCCATCAATGGTGGCGCTAACGCTTACCTAGATACGTCTGGAGTTGGCTTAACTGGCGCACGATTGGCTAACATTGTGTGGACTCAGTCAGCAGACACCTTAATCGTAGTACATCCTGATATCAATCCAATCAAAATTGTACGAGGAGGTACAGATGCTACCTGGACTGCTACTGCTATTACCTTTGATTCTATTCCAAAGTATGCTTTCACCGCTGCTTTTTCTAATCCAGCCGGTACGCTAACACCATCGGCTGTATCGGGTAAGGTTACATTAACTGCCAGCTCATCGGTGTTTACTTCTGGAAGTGTTGGTCAATACGTCAACGCAACCCCACAAGGTAGGGCTAAGATTGTTAGATACAACTCTGGCACATCAGTTGATGCGATTACTGAGTTCCCATTCTTTAACACTTCTGCTATTGCTAACGGATCGTGGGAATACGAATCAGGCTATGAGGCTGTTTGGTCAAGCGGTAAAGGCTGGCCACGCTCGGTAACTTTCCATGAAGGCCGTCTATATTTTGGTGGCTCTAAGTCTCGCCCATCTACCATATGGGGTTCTAAGGTTGGACTATTCTTTGACTTTGATGCGACAGAGGGATTGGATGACGATGCGGTTGAGGCTACATTAGACACCAACACATTCAACGCTATTGTTGACATTATCTCTGGTAGAGACTTACAAGTATTTACAACAGGAGGTGAGTTCTATGTTCCCCAAAACGGCCTTGACCCAATTACTCCAACAAATTTCTTTGTTAAAACAGCGAGCCGTAACGGCATTAAAGAAGGTGTGCGGGTTCAGCAATTAGAGTCTGGCACTATATTTGTACAGCGACAAGGGAAATCATTAAATGAGTTTGCTTATACTGATACGCAACTTACATACGTCACACAAAAGATATCGCTACTTGCTGGCCATCTCTTACGGACTCCATCTCGCATGGCTTTGCGTAGGTCTGTGGCTACTGATGAGAACGACTTACTGCTAATTACGAATGCTGACGATGGCACGATGGCTGTGTTCTCGCTATTGAGAGCACAAAACGTCATTGCTCCATCCGAGTTCATTACTGTAGACGGATCTTTTGTTGATGTTGGTGTAGACATCTCAACCATTTATGTAGTAGCCAAGCGCAATGTAAACGGCACATTCCAATACTTTGTAGAGGCTTTTGATAACGACTTGCTGACAGACTCATCTAAAACTGGTGGAGCTGCTGCATCTGTCTCAATGAGCCATGTAGCTACAGAAACAGTTAACGTCATTCTTGATGGATCTGTACAAGCAGACCAAGTAGTACCAGGCGGTGGCACAGTAACATTCCCACGCTCATCGGCTACAAAATACGAAGTTGGATTGCCAATTACAGTACGAGCTGTAACCATGCCGGTAGACCTAAAGTTACAGACAGGCACACGCATTGGATTTAAGAAACGGATTGTTGAGGTTAACGCATTAGTGGCCAATACCCAACACATGAAGATTAATACCATTCAAGTTCCATTTAGAGCGTTTGGTGACATTCTTGATGAGGCAGTTGACGAGTACACAGGCACCAAAACAATACATGGACTCTTGGGCTATACGACTGAGGGCAAGATTACAATTGAGCAAGACGTGCCATTAAAGATGACATTGCTTGGTTTAGAGTACAAAGTAGCAACACATCAGGGAACTTAATATGAGATTTTCTAGACAAGACCTTAAAAACTTTGATGGCCCAATTGGTGATCCATTTAATGGCCCAGCAGTAAACAAGCATTTTGGTCAAAAATATCAGGATCCAGTTACAGCTATTGCTATTACTCTTACCGCTGTTAGTGCAGTTGGATCAATTCAAGCTGGCCAAGCTAGAAACAAGATGTATCAGATGCAAGCTAGGCAAGCCGAGGTTGAGTCTGACCGCAGAGCTGTACAGTATGAGTTACAAGCTAACCAAATTCTTAGGCGCACCAATGAGGCTAACGCAGCTGTGGTGGCTCGTGGCTTTGCTGGTGGCACACAAGGTTTTGAGGGATCCGCTGGATTAATCCAAGCGATTAACAATACTAAAGGCGGTAAAGAATTTACGTTTGCTTTGCAAAATGCAGATATGGCAAAACGTAGCGGTTTGATTCAAGCAAGCCTATACGAAGGCGCTGGTCAAATTGCTGAACAGGCTGGCTACTTTGATGCCGCTGGTAAGCTCGGTTCTGCTGGATTTATGTATGCAAAAATGGGTAGTGCGCCAGCTCCTGTAACAGATAAAAGTACATTTATAGGTTAATCATGGCTGAACTTCCACGCTACCAACCAACTGGCTATCTGCCAGCAGACGTTCCACGTTTAGACTTTGCTAATCTTAAAGAAGCTGTAGCCATGACTCAAGGCATTAATTCTGCCTTAGATCGATTGGCTGGATTTGCATTTAAAGAGGCAGCAGAAAAAGCACAACGTGAAGGTTTGCAATATGGTGCTGAAAATCAACCAACGGCAGAACAAGTAATGACTGCTATGCAAGAAGGCAAAAGCCCATCTGAGTTATTTGCAAAGCCCGGCACAGTATTTGGTGATGCCGCTAGAAAAGTTCAAGCTGGCCAATTGCGTAGTGAGTTAGAGGTTCTTGGCCGTCAAGAGTTGGCTAAGTTAAGCGCTACTGTAGAAACAGGAACATTTGATTTAAAAGAAGTACAAACAACAATTAAATCATTAACCGCTGGATATGCTAGAGCAATTAGTTCTGTAGATGCCGAAGAAGGTCTCAAGTTCAGAAGCTCAATGGCAACTGCTGGTAATGCTGTATATGTAAAAGCAACCGAGAACTTTGCAAAGATTGTTGCAGAAGGAAAAGTTGTTTTAGCGAATGATGCATTGGCTGCTACATCAACCATTATTGCTGATACATTAAAGTCTGAAAATGATCCAACAATGCTTTCTAACAGAATTAAATCAGAAAGAAGCAGAGTTTATGATGCCGCTATACAAACTGGTAAAGCAGAATTTGTAAAGTCATCTATGGAAGACTTCAACAAAAAAGTTCTTAATGCTATTGTTGATTACACAATAAGCCCTACATTTGCAGACACTCCATCACAAGCAATTAAATTAATTGAGTCTGGTGACTTTGGCAAGTTATCAGAAGTTATGAAAACTGTTGATAGAAACAAACTTAAAAAAGCATACATTGATAGGATTGGTGAAGAAGCCACAATGTATAAAAGAGCTAGTGAATTAAACGCATCTAAAAATATTGATGAAGTAAATATTATTGAAGATAATTTATATGCTGGAAAAATTAGCGGATCAGAAGCATATAGACAAACTAAAGCATTGGGTGTTACTTTGCCAGACGAAAAGCGCAAGGCTTGGCTCAATGGTGATTTGGCTGGTGCAAATCCGCAGAACTATGGCAACTTTGAGTCATTAGCAGATAGAGGCAAACTTGGAGAGTCTGATATAGATGGCCTTGCTAAAAATGGTCAGATATCTTGGAAACAAGCAAACACCCTCAAGAAGATTGCTCGTGGTAACGAGAAAGACATGGGCGCTGCTAGACAGTTTATTGATAACACCCTTGGAATTAATGATCCATTATCTCCAGGCTTAGAGGATTCCAAAGCAAAATCATCTAGAGCCAAAGCAACATTAGCCCAACAGAAACAGGATGCCTTAAATGCTGGCTTGCCATTCAATGCTATGGAAGTAGCTCAAACACTTGTTAAACAAAAAGAGATATCTGATGTAGTTACCGCAAAAACAACAGCTAGAGCAGAACTTAAAAGAGTATCAGAAGATAATAAAATTGAATATAACGAAAAATGGACTGATGCAGATTTAAAACGAGCCGGTATTAAAAACGAAGATGTCCGTAAAAAGATTATGAGACAAGTGGGGATTATTCAAAAATGATTGACCAACGATTCATGGATGATTTGGCTAAAGACTTTGTCTTGCCAACAGAAAAGCCAGAAGAAGATACCATGCTTGCGGCTGGGCCAGTAACGTCTGACGTTCCACAAACTGGGGTTCGTCTTGGTAGAGCTGGTGTTACTCCTCAACAGTCAGCAAAGGCTGGCGGTTTAGATAAGCCATTAATTGCTTTATTAGATACTTTGGCTGGTGCTATGCGTGGTGCTACAGGCGCTGCGATTGGATTGCCTGGAGATATCCGTTCTATCGTTGACTTGATTAATCAAGAAGGCGCAGAGGCTGTAATGGGAAAGCGTATGTTCCCAACCTCTGAAGAGGTTTTGCAAAGCAACACCTTGCCACAAGTTGTACCAGCTGGCGCACCAAATGCAGCAGAGCGCCAAAAGACAGTTGACATAGCACAGGGTGTTGGAGAGTTCTTACCAGCACCAGGACTGCTAGATGTGCCAAAGGTAGTTAAAGGCGCTACCAAGGCTGTACAGGCTACCAAAGGTAGGCCAGTTGGCATGAGTACGCAGATGGTTGGCGAGGGTGTTAGCGAGCTTGGCTTTTACTCAGCCGCTAAAAAGGCAGTTAATTCCATCCAACAACCCAAAGGAACTGGTGAGCAGTTCTTAAAACAGATTGAGAAGACACCCGGAGTAAAGCCAGAAGAGATTAAATGGACTGGGTTAGATGATTTCTTGAAATCCAAGAAGTCTGTTACTAAAGCTGAAGTGCAAGAGTACTTAGATAAGAACCGAGTTGAGGTTAAAGAAGTAAGTCTTGCAGATGGCGGTTTAAAAAAGAAGTTTTCAGTAAATAGCCCAGAAGATCAAGATTTTTATGATGTTATAGACAAGCAAGGCAAGGTTGTATTTACTGGCCCAGAAGATGACGCTGATTACTTAATTGACAGATCACTTACCAAGTTCTCTAAATACACACTACCAGGCGGTGAGAACTATCGAGAGATATTGTTGACTTTGCCAACCAAAATGGTTAGCGAGGATGAGGCTAGAGTTATCTTAAATGCCAAGCCTGACGCAAAGCTGTCTGCGGCTGATATATCTTTTGCAAGCAGAAAGAAAGCTGATGAGTTTAAATCTCAACACTTTGACCAACCTAATATCCTAGCCCATCTCCGAGTCAATGACCGAGTAGATGCTGATGGCAAGAAGGTGCTATTTGTAGAAGAGGTGCAATCTGATTGGCATCAAGCTGGGCGCAAGAAGGGGTATAACACTTTAGAGCAGCGAGCCGCAAACCAGAAAAAATTGGATGCTCTTGATGCCGAACGCAAAACACTTGAAGCAGAAAAAGTGCGGCTAGAGGAATTAGCTAAACCATTTACAAATCAAGGCAAGGATGCTCCTGACGACATTCTTGATAAATGGAATATGACTGCTAATCGCTTGAATAATCTTCAAAGAGAATATGCGCCAATAGCTAACCAGCTTGCTACTGGCTCTGGCGTACCAGACGCACCATTTAAAACTACATGGCATGAGCTATCTATGAAACGTGCTATTCAGTTAGCCGCAGAAGGTGGCTATGACCGAGTAGCATTTACTACTGGAAAAACTCAGGCTGAGAGATATGATTTGAGTAAAAGTTTAGAAAGTGTTCAGCTTGTTAGTCCAAACAAAAATAATATTGAAGGTTCTATTTTTAATGGATACAGAAAAGATAGCAATGAAGTTGTTAATCGTTTAATTAATAACGAAGATGAGCTTATTGAATTGGTTGGCAAAGATGTTGCTGAAAAGTTAATTGCACAAAAAGCGCAAAAAGGAACTGGTGGAAACAAAAATTCTTTAATTAGAAAACTTGAAAATGTTGATCTACAAGTTGGAGGTGAGGGCATGAAAGGTTTTTATGACCAAATCCTACCTAAATTCCTAGATAAGTACGCTAAAAAGTGGGATGCTAAAACTGGCATGACCAACATACCAACAAGCAATGTAAACATTGAAAATCAAATCATATTTGAAAATGGAAAATACCTTGTTGATTCTGGTGATGGAATAAATTACAACTCATATGCAACTAAGGTTGATGCAATTAAGGCTCTAGCTGGCGATAATCCATCTGTTCAATATATTGACGTTACCCCTAAAATGAAAGAATCAGTATTAACTAAAGGTCAACCATTATTTGCCATTGGCGCTGGTGGTGCTGCTGTGCAACAAGAGGATAATCAATAATGTCTATAAAGCCATTAAACGAGCGCTTAGATGAACTCTCTACAGTAGAGCAAGATGTTGCTGCGCTGCCACCAGAATCCGAGCCAGTAGACCCAGTTGCGCTAACAGATCAGAATCCTGAGTTTGAGCCAACCCAAGTAGCTGGGTTTGAATCAATGATTAGGAGGGCAGTTAAAAAGGCTCCCAAGCGCACAGAAAGACCGATCCTACCAGAAGGTACAGAGACAGGGAAAATAGGGCCTTACAGCGTTATTAAAGAGGCCAAGCCAGCACAAGCAGAGGCGATTGAAAAGGCTACCCCAGCCATGCCGACTACGGGTAAACCCTCACCCACATCAGCAGAGGTTGCAACTGGTGTGCCGGAGACTGTATTTAACCTAGACTTGATTGATGGGCCAGACACTTTTAAACAGCACATTGAGGCTGTTGCTAGGTCAGTTGGCGCAGATAAGTTTGAAAGAATTAGCTATACAGATTTTGCTGCCAAGGCATCCGCTGAAGGATACGATGAGGCATTCGTTGCTAGATTGATAGACCCAAATGTAGCCACAGAGGCTGACTACGGCAAAGCATACAAGATGCTATTAGTTCAGTCTGATGCAAGCAAAAGAACATATGACTTAGGCTTAAAGGTTAAAGAGGCAAAAGCCAATGGCACGTTAACAGACGAGCTGTCTTCTGAGTTCTTGCAAGCCATTGCTTATGAGGGTGTTGTTGCCAAGGCTGTTAAGGGTAGGCAAGTTGATATTGCTAGATCCCTTGGTATCTTCTCTCAAGCAAGGCAGTCATCAGTTAACAGAGGTGAGATGCTTGCCGGTCTAATGACAGAGGCTGGCGGTATTGAGTCTGCATTTGATTTAGCTAACAAGTACACAGCCCTATCAAGCAAATCTGCTATGGCAAATCTTGCTGATAAATCAATCTCAGGAACTTTAAAAGATGTGTGGTTCTCTACTTGGATTAATGGTCTATTGTCTAGCCCAGTAACCCATGCAAAGAACATTGCTGGTAACTTATTCTTTGGCGCATTACAGATGCCAGAACGAGCAGTTGCATCCTTTATCGGTAAAGGCAGAAACCTATTGTTTAAGGGTGGCGAAGAAGCTATCTCAACAAATGAATTGTATGCACAGGCTGTTGGGTTTTTGTATGGCCTTAGAGAAGGTGGCGAAATATCTGGAACCGCATTTCTTAAAAATACTCCAACAGATCCATTTACAAAAATTGAAACTGGCCGAGTTGGGCGAGATGCGTTTGACATTGACTTTGGCGATTCAGAAACAGGCAAAGCAATAAGCAATGCATTACGTTATTGGGGTAAGTTCGTTACCTTGCCGGGCAGAGCGCTTATGGCAGAGGATGAGTTTTTTAAGGGTCTTGGCTATCGCATGGAATTAAATGCTATAACAGCCAGAGAAGGTGACAGAATGTATAAGAAGTTAATACAGTCTGGCCTAACTCCAGATGAGGCAGCCAAACAGGCATCTGATTTAACTGCTAGTTTGCTTGCCAATCCAACACCAGATATTGATGAGGCTGCCAAAGCAGTATCTCGTACAGTTACATTTACACGAGAGTTAGAGCAATCTTTACAAGGCTTACAATCAGCAGCTCAAAACCCATTAATCAAGATATTCGTACCATTCGTTAAGACCCCAACCAATATTGCTCTTGAGGCTTTGGCTAGAACACCAGGCTTGAACTTTGCAAGCCCACGATTCTGGGGTGACTTTAATGCTGGCGGTATCCGCAGAGACCAAGCAATGGCTCGTGTAACTCTTGGTGGTGCAATGATTTATTCAGTAAGCGCTGGCGTATTTGAGGGCAAGCTGACAGGCTATGGCCCAATGCGGATGGATGACAAGAAGGCTTTAGAGGGTACAGGATGGCAACAATATTCCATCATGTTTAATAAGGCTGACGTAGATCCTAGCTTGCTTGCTGAATTTGAAAAGATTACTTCAGTTAAGTATGGCCCAGACAAGGTATACATTTCTTATGCTGGCCTAGAGCCAATTGCTACATTGCTTGGAATCGGTGCTACGGCTGGTGAGTATGCACAGATGACTCATGGTGGCACAGACCTAGAGAAGATGGCTATGGGTGCTACCATTGGTATATACCAATATCTATCAGAGCAGCCAATGCTCCAAGGCTTTAGCGAAATCAGCAAGGTGTTTACATCAGGCTCTAAAGATGCGCCATCTATTTTCTATGACTTAATCAAGAAAGCATCTAAGCAAGTATCAGAGTTTGCTATTGGCGGATCTCCATTGGGAACCCATAGTTCTTTTGTAGCAGCCGTTGAGCGACTTGTTGATCCAACAAGATCCAACACAATGCCGGGTGAGATGGGCTTTAAGCAAGACTTAATTGAGCCAGCTGTGCGTGGGTTCTATGAGGCGGTCAATTATTACAAGTCTCGCAATCCATTAACTTCAGATAGCTTGCCACGTCAGCTTGACCCAATTACTGGTGATGTACAAAAGGTTGGAAAAGGTAACCTTTATGAGATGTTTAATCCACTAAAGCTATCGGATGGTAAGTTCAGTCCAGCCCATGCTGTATTGGTTGAGTATGGCATTCCAATGTATATACCAAACCAAAGCATTGAGGGTATTAAGTTATCGGCTAGTCAGTACAACCGCTGGATTGAGATAGCAACTCAAGATGGCACAATGGCAACGGCAGTTGAGAGCCTTGGCCAGAACTTGCAAGAGTTGGCATCTGTGGACTTAGGCAAGGCGCAATCAATTATTAGCAAAGAGATATCGGATAGATATAGCAATGCTAAAAAGATATTGATTGCAGAGGATTCAGACTTAGCCGAGGCACTCCGAGATGTAGAGCAAGCCAAGCGAGATTACGGCAAATACAAGCGATAGACTTTTATGAAAAAATCAACTAGATTAGGGAAATATTATGGCTGATTATGCGATATCTAACGTAGCAAGACGTGTGGTCTACACCAATACTGGTGTCGGGCCATATGCCTTTACGTTTGAAATTCTTGCTAATACCGATATCGCTGTATATCGGGGTAGCACGTTGCTCACTCTGACCACAGACTACAGCGTAACGATTAACGCTAACGGCACAGGCTCAGTTACCCTAGTAACCGCTGGCACAGGCAACATTACGATTGTGGGCGCTAGAGCAATCCAACGTACTAGCGACTACACAACTGGTGGAGACCTCTTTGCCAGCACATTGAATACCGATCTAGACAGCCAGACCATCTACGCACAGCAAGTCGCTGAGACCGCAGAGCGTGGACTCAAGGCTCCAGTAGTAGATCCAACTGACATCAACATGACTCTGCCAGCTAAAGCATCTCGTGCTGGTACAGTCCTAGCATTTAACGCAACAACTGGTAACCCAGAGGCTGGCCCAAGCATTGGCGCTGTAACCACAGTTGCAGCTCAGTCAGCCAACATCAATACTGTGGCTACCAATATTGCATCGGTTAATACTGTTGCTGGTAATAATACAAACATCAACACAGTAGCTGGTATATCAAGCAACGTCACAACTGTTGCCGGAATTAGTGCTAACGTCACATCGGTGGCTGGCAACTCAAGCAACATTAATACAGTCGCTGGTAACAATGCAAACATTTCTACAGTTGCCGGTGTTTCTGGTAACGTAACGACAGTTGCTGGCATCTCGGCTAACGTAACCACAGTTGCTGGTATCAGCTCTGCCGTATCGACTGTTGCTACAAATAATACAAACGTATCAACTGTAGCTACAAATATTGCAGCGGTTAATACAAACGCTACCAATATCGTTGCTATTCAAAATGCATCAACCAATGCAACCAATGCAGCCAATAGCGCAACAGCAGCTGGCAACGCACAGACAGCAGCCGAGGCAGCTCGTGATGCAACGCTAACCGCATACGATAACTTTGATGACAGATATCTCGGTAGCAAAACAAGTGATCCAACATTAGATAATGACGGCAACGCTTTAGTTGCTGGCTCTCTGTACTTCAACTCTGTATCTGGAGCAATGAAAGTTTACACAGGATCTGCTTGGGTAGCTGCTTATGTATCAGGCACAGATTACTTGGCTAAAGCAAACAACCTATCTGATCTAACCTCGGTATCTACAGCTCGTACTAATCTTGGCTTGGTTGCATCGGCAACAACTGACACCACTAACGCAAGCAATATCTCTAGTGGCACACTCGGTGCAGCCAGACTGCCAGCGTTTACTGGTGATGCGACTAGCTCTGCTGGATCGTCTGCTCTGACATTGGCCACAGTCAACTCAACTACTGGAACCTTTGGCTCATCTAGTTCTATTCCTGTAGTTACAGTTAACGGCAAGGGATTAGTAACATCGGTTACAACGTCAGCCGTAGCTGGCGGTCAATACTTTGGATCAGCTGCTACTAAAGCAATTGCTTATAACAGCACCACGATTGCTGAAAATATCACAACGACATCAGGCAACAATTGTCTGTCAGTTGGGCCAATCACAATCTCTAGCGGATTCTCAGTAACAGTTGCATCAGGACAAAGGTGGGTAATATTATGAGTATTGTTTTAGTAGGCTCAACTAGCGGAAGTATCACACTACAAGAACCAGCCGTTGCTGGGTCTACTGTTTTAACTTTGCCGACCACTAGCGGAACAATTCTTACAACCACATCGCCTAAAGCTGGTAATGTGATTCAGGTGGTTCAAACGGCTAAAACCGATACTTTTTCTACAACGAGTAGTTCTTTTGTTGATATTACAGGACTTACTGTAAGCATTACACCAACTTCTGCAACTAGTAAAATATTAGTTATTGCACAAGTTTCTAGTTCAGGAATGAACGGTAATTCAGCAATGTTTAAATTAGCTGGCGGTAATACATCATCATATATTGGAAACGCATCTGGTAGTGCAATTAGGTCAGTAGTTGGTGGTGGATGGCAACAAAATTTAACTAATTTACTTGTATCACAAAGTTTAATTTATTTAGATTCGCCAGCAACTACTTCTTCAACAACTTATTCTGTTCAATGCACAGTAGGTGGAAGTACAGGAAATCCAGTTCAAATTAACTATTCTATTGGTGGTGGTGGAACAAATACTGTTGCCACAGGTGCTTCATCAATTATTGTTATGGAGATTGCTGCATAATGTACGCTATTTATAAACTCTACCCACAAGTCGTTACTATTAATAATGACACAGCCTACGATGCCGATGGTAACGAAGTCGCATACGATAAAGCCGCAGTACAGGCTTATGTTGATGCTCATGCTTATATTGCTAAACGAGCAGCAGAATATCCAAGCGTTACAGAATATTTGGATGGAATCGTAAAAGGTGACCAAGCACAGATTGATAAATACATTGCTGACTGTTTAGCAGTCAAAGCTAAGTATCCGAAGGGAGTAGCATAATGCCAAGTATTCTGAACGCAACAACTACAAGTGGCTTAGTTACCTCTGCGGATAACTCAGGCTCATTACAACTAGCAACCAATAACGGAACGACTGCTGTAACGATTGATACAAGTCAGAATGTTGGTATTGGCACTACAAGTCCTCAAACAAAATTAAATGTTTCTGGTGGCACAATTAGAAATACAGGAAGTAATGGTATTTTTGAAATTCAAAATGGCAATACTGCTGGCGGTGTTAAATTAAGTGCATATAACTCAGCTTTAAACGCTAATGGTTATCTTGCTTTTGAAGGTTATACAGCAGAATATGGTCGTTTTGATTCTAGTGGTAATTTAGTTTTTTCAAGTCGAAGCGGTGCTGGTAATACAGGACAGTTACAAGTTGGAACAACATCATCTACTGGTGCAAATGCTTACGGTGTTTTTACTGCTGATTCAAGTAGTCCATACCCTTTAGGTGTTAAAGGACTTTCATCAGGTCAAGGAATGGTTGGTTTTTTTGATTCAGGAAATACGGTTGTTGGAAGCATATCAAAAAGCGGTTCAAATGTTGCATACAACACATCATCTGATTACCGTTTAAAAGAAAACATTGCACCAATGACAGGTGCTTTAGCTAAAGTCGCTCAATTAAAACCATGCACTTATACATGGAAAGCAACTGGCGATGCTGGGCAAGGCTTTATTGCTCACGAACTTCAAGCTGTTGTGCCTGACGCTGTTGTTGGCGAAAAAGACGCAGTAAACGAAGATGGCTCAATTAATCCACAGGGCATTGATACTTCATTCTTAGTCGCAACACTAACAGCCGCAATCCAAGAACTCAAAGCTGAGTTAAACGAAGTAAAAGCAGAACTAGACGCAACTAAAGCAGAAGTTCAAGCCTTAAAAGGAGTAGCATAATGCCTATTACACTAAATGGAGATGGCTCAATATCAGGATTAACCAATACTGGTATTAGTGCTGTACAAAATGTAGGTAGAGCAAATTTACCTGTTGGTAGCGTGTTGCAAGTGGTTCAAGCCGTAAAAACTGATACTTTTTCCACATCTTCATCTACATTAGCCGATATTACTGGATTATCTGTAACTATTACACCAGCATCATCAAGCAATAAAATACTTGTACTTGTTGACTTGCATATTGGTTTTTCTATTTACGCTGGAATTGTTCATCTTTTGCGTGGTTCAACAAAAATATATGCTGGTGATGGTGGCTTAACTCGGTGCGGGTTGTATTCAAATACTTTTGGTAATTCAAATGGAAATCAATTAATACCAGTAACTGCAACATTTTTAGATAGTCCAGCAACAACATCAGCTACAACATATAAATTACAAACTGCAAATTATGGTGCTGGCATACAGTATGTAAATAGAACTGGTGACAATATTAACGAAACCAACAGAGATGGTCTAACGGCATCATCAATTACAGTTATGGAGATTGCGGCATGAATCATAACGCTATATACGCACTATATCCACAAGTCGTTTCTATTGATGATACGGCTGGTGCTTTTGATAAAGACGGCAACAAGGTTGAAATTGATTTAGCCGCAGTAAACGCTTGGGTTGACCCAGACACATATAAGTATCAGAGAGCAGCCGAGTACCCCTCCTATGCCGACCAGTTTGACACAATCTTCCACGAAGGCTTAGATGCTTGGAAGGCACAGATTAATGCCATCAAATTAAAATATCCAAAGCCATAAGGAAAGCATAATGTTTATTATCGATTGGGTTATGGACAAGTTTGGCTTTGTGCAAAAGGCAACCATTGAGTTTCCTATTGCTAAACCAGTAACAGTTAAGCCAGCTCGCAAGGCTGCTAAGAAAGTAGTACGCAAAACAGTACGAAAGAAAGCGTGATTACTATGACACAGCTTACCGAAAAAGAGATTGAAGAGATTGTTGAGAAGGTGACCGAGCGTGTTATTGAGAAGGTCTATACCAATATTGGTAAGTCTGTAGTCACGAAGTTCTTTTGGATTGTCGGAGTTGGCGCAGTTGGCTTAGTTACATTCCTTGCTGGGATGGGTCACATTAAGATCGGCAACTAATGTGGCAGATCAGTTCGGGTTTCTTGATGGCGCAAAGGGTGTCAGCAGTTCTCTAAACGCTAGTCGTGAGGTCAGCAAAGAGCTGTCCAAGAGCATTGCGGATACACAGAAAGAGGCATCAGATGTAGCCCAGCAACGCAACCTCGATAGACGTAGAGAGTTGCGAGAGAATGAAGTACGCAAAGAGTTATTTCTCAAGCGTGTACTGATAGCGTGGGAACACGAAGAGCAAGTACGCAGAGAAGAGGCAAGACTGCGAGCTGACTTCTTAAAGAAGTATGGCAAGAGGTGGGCAGAAGTTGAGGCTCTCAAGGTCAAGCTAGAGAAACAGGAGAAAGATTTGCAGAAAGCATTTGACTCCGATCTAGCCAAGGCTAAGTGGGCGCAGTTCTGGTGCTTTGCAGTCGCTGCTTGGATCGCTTATTTTATTGTATGGGGGAATAAATAATGTTAACTTTAATATCAACCGCTCTATCGTTTCTGATGGGTGGGCTACCAAAGCTCTTAGATTTTTTTCAAGATAAATCAGACAAGTCACATGAGCTAGAGCTGGCTCGTATGCAGACTGAGCGTGAGCTACAGATGCTAGAACGTGGATACGCAGCTCAAGCCAGAGTCGAAGAGATCCGCACAGAGCAGATTGCTATACAGTCAGCAGAGAAAGAGCGTGAGGCTTTGTATGCCCACGACATCGCTATCGGTCAAGGTGCAAGCCAATGGGTCATTAACCTACGAGCATCAGTACGGCCAATGGTTACCTACCTATTTGTATTCTTGCTAATCGTGGTTGACATTGCCTCGATCTGGTGGGCTTGGTCAACTGGCGCAGCGTTTGCTGAGTCGGTCACAATGATTTTTGATGCAGACGAAATGCAGATCCTTGCATCCATCATTGCATTCTGGTTTGGTACCCAAGCATTCGCTAAGAAATGAGTCTAAGCCACAAAGTAATTGAGATGATTAAGCACCATGAGGGGGTGCGAGTAAAGCCATACCAATGCCCGGCACTCATATGGACTATTGGTGTTGGCCATGTAATAGATCAGTCTCATATTAAAATCCCATTAGCAGAGCGTAAGGCTTTGCCTATCCCAAATGGCTGGGATAGAACCCTATCCATGAGTGAGGTAGATGAGATACTTGCTAAAGATTTGGTCAGCTTTGAGGCGGGGGTACGCAGACTATGTCCTGATGGGCTTACTGCTGGCCGCCTTGGCGCACTCACCAGCTTTGCCTTTAATGTGGGATTGGGTAATCTCCAGCGCTCAACGCTGAGAATGAAACACAACCGAGGGGAATATGACGATGCCGCTGAAGCCTTTTTGGATTGGACAAAGGCTGGCGGCAAGGTACTCAAAGGATTAGTGTCTAGGCGCAATGATGAAAGT